CTATAAATTGTTCATCCGTAAGATAATAGCCACCCATTTATAACCTTTATAATGGTAAAGTTAGCTGATACTAATCTATTTTAATTGAAAATCAATGACATACGCAAGAATAGACACAAATCATAAAGAAATAGTTAAGGCATTGCGTGATGCTGGTGCTACTGTAGTGTCACTTGCCGCAATGAAACACGGATGCCCTGATCTGCTTGTAGGTTATGCAGGTGAAACTATGCTCATGGAAATTAAGCGTGATGCTAAAGCCAAATTTACATCTGACCAATTAGATTTTTTAAGCAAATGGAAAGGCGGTTCAATCAGCCGTGTAGATAGCGTTGATGCCGCAATAAGAGCGTTAGGAATAATTAAAAAAGTGTTATAAAATACACTAAAAGGAGCGTTTCATGGAAAAATCGATGGCATTATTTCTAGCAACTATGCTACATTCGGGTACAAATACTCATTTTTTCCATTGGGCTACAAAGTCCTACGCTAAACACAAGACGCTCGGCAAGTTTTATGAAAATATTATCGATCTGACCGATCAGCTTGCCGAAGCGTACTTTGGTATATACGGTCAAATTACCCAGTTTCCTAGCACATATCACCAGCCAAAAGAACCGTTGGCATACCTACAATCCTTACAAGCGTTTGTAAAAGATGCTCGCCAAGACTTGCCACAAGATTCAGAGATTGTGCAATTGATTGACAATATCGCCCAAGAGATTGACACAACCATCTACTTACTTAAATTTAAGGCTTAATCATGGATTTTTTAAATCCTAAAACTTTTAATTTGCCCGAAGGTGAAGGAAGTGAAGGTTTAAAACTTGCAGATTTATTGCGTAAAGTAGATGTTGGCGGTAGGGCAATGGATGTTGGCAAAGCTGGTACTTTGATGCAAGGTCGTTTAGGTTATCAGTTTGATCCTAATGAAGCAGGTAATAACTTGTCAGTAGGTGTATCAGGACAAAGATTTGGCAACAATAGATACAACATTCCTGCGGTAATTAATGGTGTTGATCTTAGTTACGGTGGGCCTGACCAAAGTATTACTGCTGGTTATTACCCTAACAAATCACAATTTATGGGTGAGCCAATGGGTAAGGGTGGCGTAAGTTTGATGTACAGAAAATCATTTGATTGAGGAATAATCATGCCGTTAGATAAATCAGGATCAGCCGAATCAGTCGGTAAAAACATCAAAGCCGAGGTCAAATCAGGGCGTTCAAAAAAACAAGCCCTTGCTATTGCACTCAATACCGAGCGTGAATACGCTAAAGGTAGCCGCAAAGCTAAATTGGAAGCCCAATACGACAAATACATGGGCGAAAAAGAGTGAATCGTAAAGATGCCATTCGTGCCGCTATAGATAAGCACGATAAGCCAATTCCTAAGACTACAGTCGGTAAAGGTAAGAACTACTTGCCAGCCGATCAAGGTGCAGGGATGACAGCTAAAGGCAGGGCGGAATACAACGCCAAGAACGGATCACATTTACAAGCACCCCAATCTAGCGGATCACGGCACGACAGCTTTTGTGCAAGGTCAGCAGGATGGAATGGGGAAAGAGGAAAAGCGGCTAGAGCGAGGTGGCATTGTGGCTAAAAACGGATTGTATGCAAATATTCACGCTAAACAGGAACGGATCAAGCACGGTTCAGGCGAGAAAATGAACAAGGTTGGTAGCAAAAACGCCCCAACCGCCCAAGACTTTAAAGAATCTGCTAAGACTGCAAAGCCACGCAGACAGATAATTTCTGACGCAATGAAGGATATGTAATGCAACACATGAACCACAAGTACCCTAAAGAAAACGCTTTACTTAGGCCGCATAAAGAATCTACTTACGAAAAGAACCTTAGATTGCGTCTAGAGCGTAGAGCCGCTATTGCCAATAAAGTTAAAGACTTGGATAAAGAAGTCAAGTAATGGCTGATTACGCAACAGATTTGTTGGGGAAAGCAACACAGGTTTATCCTTTTGTTGCAAAGCACAATCCTATGGTTGTGGTAAATCCTGCCGAAAACAGAGGTTATGCTGAAACATATCCTATTGGCGAAACAGGAGCACCGTTACCTGAAGGTGGTTTTAATAAACACCCATCTTTACCCATAGATAGAATTGGGGTAGAAGTATTTAAACCAAAAGATTTTACCCATCATGATTTAGCCGCAGAAATGTTGCACATTGACCCTATGGCCAACCAAACAAGGGAAGCGTTGATGCAATCTTGGTCACCTGACCAACTTAAAACACTTAAAGAACACGCATTAGATTATCAAGCCACATTAGATGAAGGCAGACCCGAAGCTGATGCAATTCAAAATGCTACTGATTCAGCATTGCGTGGATATACAGTAGGACAATGGCCTGAGGAAATTAATAAAGCATTGGCATATAGTCCTGACCAGCTAAAGTCATTAGAAGCATTAAAGTCCTATATGATTACACCCCCTAGTCGTAAAGAGCTAATACAACAACAAATTGACAAAATAGAGTAGAATTAACTTATCTTAATCAACCACTTGGGTAAGGTATGAGTATTAAACAACAAACAAATAATCCTAAAGGTAGACCTAAAGGTAGCCCTAATAAGTCCACAGCAATGGCTAGGGAAGCGATAGCACAGTTCGTAGAGGGTAATGCACCCAGTATGCAGAAGTGGCTAGAACAGGTCGCTGATGGCGTTAAAAACGATGACGATAAATTCATAGTATTGCCCAATCCTGAAAAGGCTTTTGGTATGTTGCAAAGCGTAATGGAATACCATTTGCCAAAATTAGCAAGAACTGAACATTCAGGCGATGAAGAACAGCCAGTTAAAATAATTCACGAACACAAGTTCTTAGATTGAAAGAGATAGTAAAGAAGTATGAATATCCCTATAAAGCTAGGGATGCGTTCTTAGACTTTCACAGACGGGATCAACGCTGGGCTGTATTGTGCTGTCATCGTAGGGCAGGCAAGACAGTCGCTGTTATCTGCGACACAATTCGCAGGGCTATCATGGAAAAGAAACCTGATGGCAGATATGCCTACATTGCACCATACTACGCACAAGCCAAAAATATCGCTTGGGACTATCTATTAAAATATGCAGAACCAGCCATCGTTAAGGCTAATCAATCAGAATTGTGGGTAGAACTTGTCAACGGATCAAAAATTAGACTGTTTGGTGCTGATAACCCTGACGCTTTGCGTGGCCTTTATCTTGATGGCGTTGTTTTAGATGAATATGCCGACATGAAGCCTAGATTATGGGGCGAGATTGTACGGCCATTGCTTACAGATAGAAATGGCTTAAACGGCTATCAAACATGGGCTACATTCATTGGTACGCCAAAGGGTCACAATGCGTTCTATGACATTTATACAGAAGCCCAAAAGAACCCTAACTGGTATGTCAAAACGCTAAGAGCAGACCAATCAGGTTTGATTCCTGAAGCTGAATTGCTTGATGCCCAACAATCTATGTCAGCCAATCAGTATGAACAAGAGTTCCTTTGCTCATTTGAAGCCGCTATTCTTGGTGCTTATTATGGTCAGGAGATGCGTAGGATTACCGATTTAAACCGCATTACTACCGTTGATTATGATCCTATGTTCCCCTGTCATACAGTTTGGGACTTGGGGTTCAACGATTCTACGGCTATTATTTGGTGGCAGACGGTTTATGGTGAGATAAGAATACTAGACCACCACTCTAGCAATGGCCAACCCATATCGTATTACACAGGATTGCTTGCCCAAAAAGAAGATGAATATGGGTACAAATATGGTATTCATTGGCTACCTCATGACGCTAGAGCCAAAACATTAGCAAGTGGTGGCAAGAGCATAATCGAACAAATATCTGCAAAAATTGACATAAAACATCTTAAAATTGTTCCAAACTTGTCAATTCAAGACGGAATTCAAGCAACACGACTTGCATTAACTCGCACTTGGTTCGATAATAAGTGTGAAGATTTAATTGAATGTTTACGACAATATCAACGGGAATGGGATGATGATAAAAAAGTATTTAGAGATCGCCCTAAACACGATTGGACATCCCATTCTAGCGATGCGATGCGTTATTGCTCAATTGTATGGAAAGATGAGGACAGCCCTATCCTCAAAGATAACCGTGTTAAAGGACTTCATGTCGGGCAAACTGATGTAAGTCTTGATGAATTATGGAAACAAACCCCCAAATCAACTGTTAAAAGGATTTAATCATGTCAGGCGTTAATCAACCATTTGGCACATTTTACGAAACCGTAGCCGCATCACAAACTGCTCAAGTTTTAGGCACAACAGGTGCGGCAGGTGACACCTTAATGCGTTTAATCGTTACTGTCGGCACAGCTTTAACTGGAACTGTAGCATTGTTAGACGGTGCAACTTCTTACACAATTTGTGCCGCAAGCACTCCAATTGGCGTATATACCATTGAAATTAACGCTGTATCAGTCAACGGTGCGTGGAAGATCACTACTGGTGCTGGTGCAACTGTATTGGCTGTAGGCAACTTCTCTTAAGGATTCAAAATGGATCACACATACCAAGATTGGTATAACTGCATTGCCCAGTACGAACGTACATTTAAGGAATGGGAAGGTAGAGCCGACAAGATTGTTAAACGGTATCGTGATGACCAACGCAGTAGAAACAATCCTAATTCAAGGTTCAATATCCTTTGGTCTAATGTACAGACCATTACCCCTGCGGTATTTGCTCGATTACCAAGACCTGATGTAAGCCGTAGATTCCGTGATAACGACCCTATTGGTCGTGTAGCGTCAATGATGCTAGAACGGGCATTAGAGTACGAGATTGAGCATTATGGTGACTATGCAAGTGCCATGAAGCAATGCGTTCAAGACCGTTTGCTTGGTGGTCGTGGTACATCTTGGGTTCGTTATGAGCCACATATTGTTGGTGAAGCTGGCGATGAAGCCGATGGTGCTCCCGATGATGGCTATCAAATCACAGAAGATATTGATGAAGCTGAAACCGAAGGTGGCATCCATCGTGAAAATCAAGAGCGTATTGAATACGAATGTGCTCCTGTAGATTATGTCCATTGGCGTGACTTTGGCCTAACCGTTGCCCGTACTTGGGAAGAAGTTACAGCAGTATGGCGTAAGGTTTATATGGGTAGACCTGCCCTTGTTGAACGCTTTGGTGAAGAACTAGGCGGGAAGATTCCGCTTGATACTAAACCTGATACATCCAAGACTTATAACGAAAAGATGGGCGAAGGTGCTAAAGAAGCCTGTGTTTATGAGATTTGGGATAAGACTAGCGGTGAAGTCATTTGGCTCTCAAAATCTATGGGTGAAATCCTTGATACCCGTGCCGACCCATTACAACTTGAGAACTTTTGGCCATGTCCTAAACCAATGTTCTCCACACTTACGACAGATAGCCTAGTTCCTGTTCCTGACTTTGTTCTGTACCAAGACCAAGCAAGACAGTTAGACACGCTGGCTGACCGTATTGATGGCTTTATTCAAGCCCTTAAAGTTCGGGGCGTATATGACGCTTCTGAGCCATCGCTTGCCCGTTTGTTTAGCGAAGGCGAGAACAATGCATTGTTACCAGTTAAAAACTATGGTGCATTTAGCGAAAAGGGCGGATTGCAGGGAGCTATTAACCTTGTAGACATCAAGCCGATTGCCGAAGGTCTAAACATGGCTTATCAAGCTATGGAGCAAGTTAAAGGTCAAATCTACGAAATCATGGGTATTGCTGATATCCAGCGTGGACAGACAGACCCTAACGAAACCCTTGGTGCTCAGATTATTAAGTCCAACAACGCTTCAGGGCGTTTAAAGACTATGCAACACGATGTAGTGAACTTTGCTACAGCTTTATTGCAGATCAAGGCACAGATTATTTGCCAGCATTTTACCGATGACACCATCGTTAAGATTAGCGGTGCAATGCAATTATCCCCACAAGATCAACAACTTATACCGCAAGCATTACAACTCCTAAAGAACGAACCAGCTAAAAACTTCCGCATTGAAGTGACTAGCGATTCGATGATTTATCAGGATGAACAGCAAGAAAAGCAAGACCGCATGGAGTTCCTATCTGCTATGGGTGGATTTTTGCAACAAGCCTTACCTGCCGCAAATGCAAGTCCTGAACTAACTCCTATGTTGATTGAAATGTTGAAGTTTGGCGTAACAGCGTTCAAAGCTGGCAAAGGTCTTGAAGGATTAATTGACGAAACAGCCGATAAATTCCGTCAACAACAAGCACAAATGGAAGGCCAACCCAAACCACCTAGCCCTGAAATGCAGAAGTTACAGATGCAGGGTCAGATGGAACAGGCTAAGATGCAAGCCCAATCACAGGCTAAACAGGCTGAAATGCAGATGCAAATGCAACTTGAGCAACAGAAGATGCAGATGCAGATGGAACTTGAAAAAGCTAAACAAGAGTACCAAGCCCAAGAAAACCAGCTTAAATTCCAGCTTGAAGAACAGCGTAATATGATGGACAGAGAGATGGAAATGAAGGTTGCTCAGATGAGAATGAATACCGAGCGTAATACTCAAGTCTTGCTTGCTCACATTAACAACGGTGCTAAGATTGAGGTAGCTCGTATTGGTGCTGATGAATCTACTGGTGAACAAGCTTACTTTACTGAGCAGGACATGGCGGCATCAATGGAGCACCCATTAAAACCTATTGCAGATGCTATTAGCCAAAGCAATCAGCAAATGACTTTGGCATTGGGTGACTTGGTAAATACCATTAACGAAAACCACAACAGACCTAAACAAGTCGTACGGGGACAAGACGGTAAGATAATCGGAGTTCAATAACATGGCTATTACAGTCAAGCATAAGTTTGTAAGTGCCATTCCTGACGCTGGCGATCCAACGATTGTTCAGCCGTCTAATTGGAACGATTCGCATGATTTAGTAGGTACTGTCCCCGTTGCCAATGGTGGTACAGGTGCGGCAACCCTAACTGGTTATGTCAAGGGTAATGGCACGGCCGCAATGACGGCTAGTGCAACCGTACCTAGCACAGACATTACTGGTCTTGGCACAATGTCAACCCAAAATAGTAATGCCATATCTGTTACTGGTGGATCAATTAGCGGAACGACAGTATCAGGGTATATACCAACCACAGAAAAAGCGGCCGCACTTGGTGTAGCTACGCTAGATGCTGGTGGAACAGTACCGCTTTCACAAATACCTGCAAGTATTCAAGGGGGAGTTAGCTATCAAGGCACATGGAACGCATCTACTAACACGCCTACGCTATCTAATGGCGTTGGTACTAAGGGTTATTACTATGTTGTCAGCGTGGCTGGCAGTACTAATCTTGATGGCATTACTTCGTGGAATGTGGGCGATTGGGCTATTTTTAATGGCACGGTTTGGCAAAAGGTAGACAACACCGATGCCGTAACTAGCGTCAATGGATATACAGGAACAGTCGTTTTAACTAATACAGACATTAGTGGCTTTGGCACTATGTCTACGCAAAACGCTAATGCAGTAGCAATTACAGGCGGCACGATTAATGGTACTACCATTGGTGCTACCACCGCAACAACAGGTGCATTTACTACCGCAACTGCTTCTACAAGCCTTACTACACCTATAGTACAAGCATCAAATTCAGGTGGTTTATCCCTTAAAAACTCTGCTGGAACAACTCAAATTAGCGTTGGTGCAGGTGGTGGTGATAATGCGTCAATTAATGTTTCTACCAATTTAAACGGTACAAACGCACAAATAGACATTAGCCCTACTGGTACTGGTCATGTCCATATAAATCCTACAGGCA